CTCCCCTCCTAGAGGCGTTCCAAGTCCATCTGCCCTGGGTGAGAGAAGCATTGGCATTGCCATAGCAATCTTACTCACGGCTCACTGAACAGGTCACCAACCTGAACAGGACAGTAGGACTTGGCGAGAGTCCAGCCCCAAATAAGTCCCAACTCCCCACTCGAGAGGGAACGGCACAAGGCACGCTCCGACCCGGCGAAAGCTGGGTTTGAGGCAGTGGTGATAGCAATTTTTTACTGGCCTGGGTCATTACCCCAGCTCCCCCCCGCAACGGGGGGACACCCGTAAAGAACGCATCCACTGTGGACCCTCTAACCTCTAAGAATTATGCTCCAAGGCAGGTACTGACGTAGGCGACGTCAGGCCTGAGTGGGGACCAATCTAGGTTCTCCCCCCAATAGGAGCTACCTTATTACCTGTTGTCGAACCATTTTACGACACGGGTGTTGGGTAGACCCCGTAGGATACCCCAGAGGGACCTAATCGGTCCCTTAGCTGGGGAATCTCCTGTGGGGATAGAGTGAAAGCCATGCTTTCGCGTCTCGAGAGGATCTCGACGCTTAAGGAAACGCTTACACTCTCTCCTGAGAGTTGTTCCGAAGCGCCCCCAGGCCCGAAGCTTCCTCCCTCTCGTGTCGACCTTCCAGGTACGTTCGCTTAGAGGACTTACAAAGAACTCTGAGAGAATATCCCGGGAAAGTTCCCCATTATCTCCCTCGATAGACCGGATCCCCTTAAGATAAAGGGTTCCGGCTTCTCGGGAGAAACGGGAAAGGACAGAGAAGGAGGGAACCAGGGCCATAAGGACGCCCGGTACTCTCTCCGCCACCTCCTTACCGGTGAAATACTCGACCTCGTCTAGAAAGGCGGGACCGAGATCACCGGGTTTGGAGGAAAGGGAGTCATGTAGGACTTTCCTGCACGTCGACTGGAGAATCAGATCGGAATTTACCGATAGGAACTCCTTAGACGGCTCGTCGAGCGAGTGGTTAAGACCGAGGATAAACTCCTTGGCCTCCACATAACCCTGGACGAACGCAGAAGAAAGTTCAACATCTCGAGCGAGACGAACGAGGTGGGAAACCACCCGTGGGTCTCGACCAATAACTCGAGAAAGACTCCCTACGGCCCCAGGGATACCTGACGTCGGTCACAGATCTTTTCTAGTCTCACCCATCATGGAAGAAACGAGGAGACTAACATCCCCCCGTCCTTCCAGGACCGCTGAGACCGGGAAAGGTGTGACCTCACTTCCTTCGAAGAGATATCTCTTCGCAAATTCTCCGAAATGTTCGGAGACATATGTCTTTTGCGAGGAGAACTCAACTCCTAGGGAGGTGAGCGACGACATATACAGTTCGGCAAGCGCTGGGTCACCGATAAGAACATCATCACCAAGAATGACGTACTTTGCAGTGGCCCACTTCACACCAAGCCTTTCACAACATCAAAACACCACAAAGTGGTGTGAGAGTGCGAAAGAGGACCAAGAGGACATAGCCCCCATGGGATTCCCAACGGAGTAGAAGACATTCTCTCCGTCGGGCGTCTCAAAGGGATGTCCAACTAGGACCGCTTTTCAGGCCTGGGCGAAAGTCTTCCCGAAATGGCCTTCCAGAACACCTGCAATAAGATCGATTGGAAACCGATCAGTTGCAGTTGTGAGATCAATAGAATACAGTTTAACTGCATTCCATGACTTCACGTGGTCTAGAAAGGCTCCCTGAGTGAATGTCATATCCTGAGGAATCTGACGTAGGACGTTGAAAAGGAACTGGTGAACTGGGCGAAGGGCAGTCTGAGACCAAAAGTCCAGAATGGCGATCACCCGAGTTTTACCCTCCAGATCAGCAATCCCTACAAGTTTTCGGATCTTACCTGGTTCGACGTTAAAAAACGACGAGTCAGGTTTGGCCCTAAACAGGTGCAGATTATTCAGAAGGGATTGCATATTGCTTGCAAGCCCAAACCCTCCCAGTGTACAGATGTCACGAGCCAGGGATCCCGGAAGGGACGCGAGGTCTCGTAGCGCTGTCCACAGAGCAGGACCGTTAGGCCCTGCCTTGAGGGTGAAATGATACTCATGAAAGAGGACCTTATTAGGATGCCCGATCTTCCGGGACCCTTTGAGAAGATGTCAAAACCTCTTCACGAAAGGTCTCCAAGATGAGGTGTCGGTCCCTGTAAAGGGGGCCACCACTGAGGAAATATCTACCTTAACGGGTAGAGTAAAAGACCGCAGCGATGTGAGAGCTGTGAGCGTCATCCGGATAACCGGAGAGCTCCTTTTCAGCAGAACTCGGGCTTGCGATCTCCCAAAGTGTTGGATTAGCCTATTACGGAAGACTTTCTCCTCTGGAGAACCGTGCGGATGGGAAAGATACTGGAGGTACTCGCTTCTACGCCTCTTAATTCAGAGGATAGAACCGGGAACCCCCTGATTCTCTACCACCCGACCGATCTCATCCAGAAGCTGGGAGAAGTGCCTAGATGGTCCCGCGGCTGGGAAGTATTCCCCCCTAGCCCACTCAGTAATTTTGCGGATCAGTTGCCAGCGGGCCGAGGTTTTATCCTTGGTCCTGGGCTTCCGACTGCGCCTACCAATCGAAAACTTTCGGGCAATCCAGGTAACTGGGAAGCTCGTCTGAACGAGTGGATATAGGTATTCTGAAGTGGAGTTAGGTGTTCTCTGGAACATTAATTGTTTCAGATATGCCGCAGAGCAAGGTGTGAACCTAGCGCCCCGACCTTACACGATGTCGCGCGGTCAGGTGCCCTAAAGGGCTTACCCTCTAGAAAAGAGCGGTGCTAACCGCCGGGACCTAGAGGGCTTTACTCCGTCCACCCAAGAGGAAGGGGGTTCTCTCATGCTGGATCAGTCCTTTCGGGACTGACCTTATCCACAGGAACTAGGTCATGCTAGTCCACGCGGAGCAACACTGGCGGGTCGAGTTTAGCAAGCTCGATTCCGTTTGGTGGAGTAGTCTTATTCAAGGACTACAATGATTCCGGGTCGGACCAGGTTATGCTGGCCTAAGACCACCGGAGACACCAAGAGAACAGCCCCCCCTCGAGGGAAGAGGAGTGGCACGGTGATCGCGATGGACTTCGGGATCTTCCCGGTCTTCTCGGCCTCGAGCTCCTTCGCCAGCTCGGCGTACAGCCCGGCCTCCTGGTCGTTCGCGTTCATCCCCTCCGCCTGGGACGACCCCTGGCGGTGGGCGGTGAGCTTCGCGATCGCGAACTCCGGCGCCGCGCCGCCCTGGATCACGAACAGCCACCGGTGGTGGTCCGACACCTCCCAC